CATTATGATAGATATAATCTAGTTGTTCTTCCCAAGATAAATACTCAGCTTTTCTATTTGCGTCTGCTTTTGCATTGTTTTCAAGTTTTGTTGCTTCAGTTTCTAATGCGTTTAATTGTTCATCAGTAGGTTTTGCTTTATCTTTTGCGTTCCATTCTTTTATATAAACAACTCCGTTTCCATCATCATATAAAATAACTTCAGATTTAAAATCTGGTAATCTTCCAAGATATGCTCTAATTTTGTATGATAAATTGCTCATGTTATTAACTTAAATCCACCAAATTGACATTCATCTTGACTTCCACCTCTTAAACTTAATGAACCACCAGAGTCTTGATAACATTGTACAGTAACAGTATCACTCGCTGATAATGAAATGATTAACCCACCAAAACCACCACTGCTGTTAGTTTGAAAAAATGCGTTCCAGTTTACAGGACTACCATTTTTCATTAATCTATTAAGTGAATAATCTGAATTTGTTGTACCACTCCATACTAATTGTGAATATATAAAATAATAACCAGAAGATGGTGCTGTAAATGTATTAGAAGCAAATGCGTTTCCACTATCAAATATTTCTGAATCAAATGTTACTGTTGTAAAACTATCACTTGAAATTGCTTGGTCACCACTTTTCGTAACATGAAAATAAGGGGTATTCGTACCACCCTCGCCATCAGCAAAAGATAATTGACCAATACCTGTTGCACCAGAACCACTAACACTTGCTACTTTTAAAAATTTATCAGCAGTTACATTTCCTGTTGGTAAAATTAATTCGTATGATTGACCTGCTGAATGTGCAGGACTAGAGATTTTTACTCCATGTGAATTAGCTGAGCAATTAAGTTGTATTGTCCCATTTTCTGAACTGCCATCGCCTTTTACTTCAAGACCTGGACTGCCACTTGTTGATATTAAATTTAATTTATTTTTTGTTATTGCACTATCAACAACTGAACTAGCTACCCCTACATCATTGACATTACCTAAGACTAAAATAAAATCTATGACATCAGAACTTGTTAATGCACTTGCAAAAGTAAGTGTAGAACCTGAAACAGTAAATGAACTTACAGGTGCTTGTATCGTTCCATTTAGAGATACGATCATGTGATTTGCACTTTGAGGTTCAAAGTTAACAGAATTTTTTTGCATAGTATAACTAGCTGTTGCACTTGTCGTTATGCTATCAAGTAAAACGAAATCGCCTGTAGTTGGTTCTTTACCTATGTAAGACATACTATAAAACTATCCTTTCTGCCTCTTCCTCTGTCAAAGGCTCACCAGCTATTAACTTAGCTTTTGCACTATCTTTAACACTTACATAATTATCCATTTTAGTTTTAATTTCAGTCCAAGTAGGGGGAGTGCCTGTAAACATATCATTTTTTACTTTATCATATTCGGTTTTATTACTTGGTGGATTACCTTCATAACCTTTAAAATTTTCTATAGTCCAAGCTATTGTATCAAAAAGTGCCATTACGTTGATACCTCATAAACTACTACTGCTGAACAAGTTGCACCTGACATATCTGATCCGTCATTAGTATCTGGGTTGTGTATAAAACTTGTATTTGCTCCATCATTTGACCTTCCACAAGAAAATTTAAAAGTATGTGATCCTGTACCTAATCCTGTATAATACTGAACTCCAGATAACATTATTGAACCACCTCCATTTCTACCTAAATCAAATGCGATTCTTCTAAAATTTGAATTATCATCTTTATAAATTGCTGACGCATGACATTGTGAACCATTTAATAAACTAAAATGAAAATGAAAAATAATTGCTGTACTCGATTCATCTTTAGTAAATGACCAGCTTACAGGACCATTAGTTGGAGCAACAAAATTTTCTGAAGATATAATTGTAGCTTTATCAAAAGATGTTGCTACTCTCGTTGTAGAGAAATAAGCATTAGTAATCTTTTTAACAGTACCACCACCTAAATATTGATTCTCCACATATTTAAGATTGCCACTATCACTTGCATCGGAAACTAAAAATTTATCTGTGTCTGCTAAAGATGTTAATGCACTAAACCCTGTAATAGCAGTATTATCAATATGTTCTTCACTAATACTATCATTTGCAATTTTGTCAGCATTGATAATATCAGCCCCGATATCTGAACTTGTTAATGCTACTTTTGCAGGTTGTTGTCCAATATAAGCCAATCTAAACCTCTATGTTATTTCTAATATACTTAATGTTGCGTCTATCTTTGCAGAAACTGAACAATCTATTTTCATTATATCAGTTGTTTGCATGACATACTTACCACCAGATAAAACCTCTAATGAACTTCCAGCTGGAATGCTCACATCTTTGATTAATAAAACTGTCTCGTTTGTTTCTGTGTCGCTTGTATCTGAAACTAATTGAACATCAGCAGTTACTGCTGTTGTATGAATATTACAAAGTGTCAATCCAATAACAACTGTAGTGGTGGAACTTGGCACTGTGTATAAAGTAAGTGGAGTTCCAGCACTGGCTGGCATCGCACCATTTGTTTTTACTTTAAAAGTATTAGCCATTTATCCTCCTATCCTAAAGCGATTGCTAATGGCAAAGCGTTTGGGTCAGTTTCGCTAATAGTACCAGTAACACTCATCGTACTTGTCAAAGCATTACTTGATATATTTAATTGTAAAATTTCTACGTTATCTGTGCCATCATTCATTTTTAATTTTAAAACCCCTGATGTAGCAGTATCTACCCATAATGTGCCAGCTACTACTGACGCTGGGGCAGAACTCCCACTATGTTGAGAATTGAGTGCTGATAAAATATTGTTCAATTCAGTTCTAAATGAACTAAAACCTTGATTCGCTAAACTAACATCTGATACCTGAGCCATGTATTATCTATATCCTTTCTTATTTAACTTTGCAACCCATAACCTTTAGCGATGTAATCAAAAGTTCTATCAACTGATGCACCACTTGAATTGACAAAAGCAATAGTAAAACCAGAAACTGTTTTAGAACTAATTGTAAATACATCGCCTGTTGCCATATTCTGAGCAGATATACCTATAGCTGGGACTGCAAAAAATGGGTTTGTATAAGTAATTGTTTTACTGCCTGATGATGTAGCAAGATCGCTTTCTGCAAAAGTTCTCTCTTCCATATTTAATTTTACTGCAATAGTTTTTACATTACTTGACGTTTGAGCATCATCATTTGTTAATTTTAATCTAAACTTCGCAAACTTAAATTTAAAGGTTGCAGATTGAGTTATATCAACAAAGTTTGTGCAATCAGCTAATGCTGTAGTGGAGGTTGCTATTTGTACTCTATGGAATGCGTGTATTTGTTCTGTGCCATCAAAAGGGGCTTTGGCAGAATCAAATTCTAAAGCACCTCTACCACTGTCAAATAAATCGTAAGGATTTTCTGCATCAAGTGTAATTGTAGGCTCTATATTACCATCGTATATTTGTGCTAATGACAATGTGTTAGTAAAATTATAAAAACCTTTTGCGTCTCTGTTAGCATTATTAAAGTTGGGGTTTGATGTTGTATCTGTACCACCTAGTTCAAAATCACCACTAGGACTGTCAAAGTTTCCAACAGTATCGTCAAAATTAGTAACAGTATCAAGACTAAGTATAGTATCACCAGATGGGTCTATTTTTACAGCTAGAGGAAAACTAGCGTCCATTTGATCTAATGCAGTAAAAATATCAGGGGTTTCTGTAAATGAAGAGACAAGTGTATATGATTGAATTCCTGATATATTGGTTGTAACGATAGTTGCCTCTGCTGATGTATTCCCATTTTTATCACATGCTTTGATAAGATACGAGCCCACGCGTGCTGGTACTATTGCCGAGTCGCATTTTCTTCTAGGACATCTAACTAAATTTGTTGAGTTTAGCCAGTTTGCACCAGTTGTTACATTTTGATACCTTATTTCATAAAAGGATATATCAAGATCTGATTGCTGACTTGGTGGAGTCCAAGTAAGTTTCATGTGATCTTGTCCGTGCATTTCTACAGCAAAATCTTGGACATTACTTGGAACTTCAACCCCACCAACTATCACTCTAGTTGCAGAAACAAAAGTTGATTTTACCCCAAGAGTATTAACTGCTCTTGCTCTTACTTGATATTCAGCACCATCTATTACGTTTAAATGCTGATATTCTAATATTTTACCTACTGCTATTTCTCTAAACGAATCGGTTACGCTGTTACCATCTTGATCTTTTGTTTGTTTTATTTGTACCTCGTAGTTATCAACAAAGTTATCAGGTGAAACCCCAATAGTAATAATTAATCTAGTAATAACAATACCATCAGCATATTCTATCAATTCGTCATCTAGGGTTAAACTTGCTGGTGGACTTGTAGAAAAAGGGTTTGGCAGTGTAGTATCTGGTATCGTTGCCACTTCTTGTTGCGTTCCAAAAGTATAATAACTGTCTTGATGCTCAGATAATTGTAAACCAATGCTTTCGTCTGCATTTAATGACATACCCTGTACTCTAAAAGGTTTTGCAGAAAAACTTGGGGTTGCGTGGGTTATGTTTACAATATCACCTATGCTAAGTTCTAAGGCTGTAGCATCTGCTTTCAATGTAACGTCTAAACTTGATCTTGACCTACGCAATATTATTTCTGCCATTTCCTGAGCCTGATATGGGCTTGTAAGCATAGGAAAATCAAATCTACCCTCTAATAATATGCCTCCATCGGCAGTTTTCATAGTTGCGTGTTGATCTGCTGTTGCTATGCCAGTTTCATTTACTGGGGGAAACTGAGCCTGATCTGATTGAAAATTTTTATCTGGGTTAATAAAATTTACTATTACTCTGTTATATCGTGAGTTTTTGTTTTTACTTGATACTGTTATGCCACCTAAAATATTATCTTCAGTCAAAGTTATAGATGCAGAACCTGACGATTCAACTAATATTTTATATTGTCCAGCACTAAAATTTAGGAATGCTCTTGAACCTTTGACAAACTCCTTAACATTATCAATAGCTTTTTTTGATGTATCTACAACTGTATTGCTGTCCATTAAATCTATTTGACTAGCACCACTAAAAGGGGTTATTTTTGTATCGCAAACATCGCCAGCTACTTGCCAGTCAGCATAATTAGAGTCAAAATATGTATCTGTAATACCCATACCAAATCTATCGTTTCTTAAATAATCAAGTAATTGATAAACTGGGTTGTCTGAGTATTCCCATGTAGTAGAGTCGTTTTTTCTATGTGAGCCACTACCACCAGTAACAGTGCTATCTAAGTTTGGATTATATATTTTTCTACCTTTAACAACTGCATTTACTGAGGGCAAAGAGCCAAATTTGTCTGAGTTCCATGTAAATTTTATGGCTAAATATGCGTGTCCTCTTAGGCGATGATCGCTTGTCCATGATGATAAACCTGATAATAAACTAGATGCACTTTGCGAATCAGTTCCAAAATGAGGTTCTACAGTAATTAAACTAGCTGAGTTTTCAGTATCAAAAAAATTAGAATCAGAACTTGCTACTGTTATTTGAGTATTATCAGCTATGTCAGCGTTAAATGTTACAAGATTATCATTAACAAATATTTGAGTAATATCATCTATTTCACCCTCACTAAGTACGATAGCCATGAATAACGATTCGTTATCAGTGCCTGAACTTTCGAGAAAAACAACATTACCCCCTACTTTTCTAGTTCCATAAATTACTGGTATATGAGCATTAGCACTAAATTTATTAACTAAAACGCCCTTTGCATTGATGTCTTGTTGCATATCCCCAAAGTCAGGAATATCAGGCATAGGATTTAACCAACCAACAAAGTCCTCTATTAGATCAACAACAGCATCAACTACATCGGTAACGAAATCAACAGCATCTTCTAATGGATTCCAACCTCCCATTTACGTTAGCCTCCAATTCCCACCCATGTTTTCAAAACCTAATTTTTCAAACACTGGGTCAATACCAAGTCCTGATGTAATAGATAAAACTATTGGCATATCCTCAGCCAAATCTTTTATGGATTCTACAATTTGTTTTACTAACTTAAAGTTCCTGTATTTTTTTTTAATGTATATCATTTGTATTATCATAATTTTTGATCTACTAAAAAAATACTCTGATATATTAAACAAACAACAACCTATTAGTTTATCTGTATCTAAATCTTTAAGTAAAATAATTTTACCCTTTGCATAAATTGTATTTAAAAAGTTTATAGATTTGTTTTTATCTATTTCTGGGTAGTTTGCATCTGCTAAATCTGTTTCTTTGTATTCAACCAATAGATCATAAATATCGTTCAAATCTTTTTTGTTTGCATTGTATAAATGTATGCTTGTCATTCTCTACCCCATTTTATGTCTTTAACAGTAAGTGAGGCAAACTCCATACCCTTATCACCACTAAAAAACCTTTGCTGTGAATTATCGGTAGTTGTCCTACCACCAACTTTACTAAAGTTACCCCAGTGTGAAGTAACACTAATAATTAGATTTGCAGTGCTTGTATTATCGCTAATTTTGTATTCGTCTATCGTTCCATAAAATAATAAAAATGGGTCAGATATAAGGGCGTTGTTACCATCAAGATACCCTTTATACAAACTTACATTTTTATTAATTATGTTTTCACTAAGAGCAACAGCTACATAGGTTTGATCTACTGCTGATAAACTAAATGATAAAGTATTTTTTGTAGGTCTATTTGTTTCGTTTGCCCCTGTAATACTTCTAAGATGACCATTAGATAAGTATGTTTGTGAACTACCTGAAACACTAGATGTTAAATCAAATGGTGCTGTGGTAAGATAGACTCTTGATGAAAACTCAATATCAACTAAAAAAACTGGGTCTAGTATTCCAGTTGCTAGTTCTGTTTTAACTGCACTTGTTAATCCTCTTGGCATTACAAACTTTCAATGACATCAAATTCATATCTAAAGATAGGGTTTCCATCTTTATCATTTTGGTTAATTTTAAACTCTTGCACATCGCTAGTAAGATGAACAGTAAAAGGCACAGCATCATAAGTTACAGCACTATTATTAGCTAATGCAGTTCTCAGTGGTGGCTCTATTGTTACAGTTGCAGAATTACTTGATGATGTAACATCAGCAACAATCATATAAACTTTATCGTGTGCAAACTTTATAAAGTCACCAGCTTTCAATCTACCAGCACCATCGCCAGCAAAACCATCAATGTCTATTGTTGTATCTGCTGAGGAATGCACCCCATCAACAAGTAAAGTACCAGTTTCACTACCAAGAGCATTAAATGTACTTGGCAAGGTTATGGTGAAACTTTCTTTTCTTGATCTTTGTTTCATAATAAAAGCCATAATGGGGGCAAAGTCCTCTCGTTTCATAGGAGGGAATGAAACTGTAAAACTAAATCTTTGTCCTTGAACTTGTCGTCTAAATGTTTTTCCACTGTCTGTTTCTGACAGTAAAGTCTTTTGATTGTTCTTGATATTAACAGCGTTAAAATTTGTACTAGGAAATGCACCACTCATATAATCGCCATCTTACCCTTTTCATTTACTGCATTGTTAATCATATTTACGATAGTACCTCTGCTGTTTACTAATAGTTCATTAAAACCTCTTGCGTCCACAGTATTTATATTAAAGTTTACTGTCACTGGCTGTCCCATACCTAGTTGATTATTGGGTACTATAGTTCCAGCTTGATCTGGTACAAATAACTCAGCACCTTTTTCACCAACAATACTTGGTTGCCCTACTGGTGGTCGCCCACCTTTTTCAAAACCTCTAATTTTATTTACTAAACCCATACCAAATTTTATTGATGCACCAACTGCTAAAATATTAAATGGAAATGGAATACTAGCAAATGTTTTCAATGCACCCTCAAAAACACTACGCATCGCTTTTCTAATTGTGGACATTAACATCATAGCCTCAGATTTAGCTATTGCTGAACTAATTGCTTTACCAATCAAAGCCTCTACTAATGATTTCACTATTGATCTAGCTAAATTTTCAAAGTTTAATTTACCTGTCATAACAAAATCAGTGAGTGTTGTTTTAAGAGATTCAAAAGCATCTTGACCAGCCTTGACAAAACCATCAAAAGTATCTTTATTCATAGCTTTATCAAAACCATCTTTAAAATCTTTTGTTGCTTGTTGCATAAATGTAAGTTGCTCTTCTACTTTTTTTCCATCTTGTACTAATTTGTTAAATGCTTTTTTCTCAGCCAGTGTGCTAAATAAATCGTTAAAATCGTTATCAAGTAATCCTACAACTTCTTTCAGTGCATCTACTTTTTCTTCAGCATCGCCAAAACCCTCTGGCACTGGTGGTTTCTTTTTTATTTTAATAATTAATTCATCAACTGCTTTTGCACCATCGCCAATAGCTTTATCAAACTCTTCCATTTGTTGTACTACAAGTTCATTCAAAGCTATTGACTGTAATCTTTTCTTTAAGTTTGCTATTGCACCATCTACTTCTGCTAATTCAGCTAATGATGTATCTAAAGGTATCTTACTATCTGGGTCATTCATTACCTTAATAATATCGGCTCTTTGTTTTTTAAATGATTCTAAGAGTAAATTTATATGCTCAATGTTATCTATTTCTTTAGGGTCAAGTAATCTTAAATCTGCAACAGTTTTAGCCTCATCTATTAAACTTCTTATTTGTCCTACAAGAAAAGTTATAGCACCAAGAGCAATCAAACCTTTTTTACCAAATAATAACGCACCAACTAAACCAGCCTCTTGAACAAATGAGGGCAAACTTTGAAATCCTGTAATCATATTACCAAAAGAGTTAGCTATTCCTTTTATTGCTGGGGCAATATCTCTTATGACCTCTGATGTTTTGGTAATAGCACCAGCAAAGTTTTCACCTATAGTAGTTGCAATATCTTCTATTTGCTTTTCGTTTTGATTAATAAATTTTTGTAAATCGCCAAATTCTTTTTTTAATTCAGTAAAAAATCCCTCTGCTACATCTTTTTGAAAATTGAAATAGCTATCCCTAAGCATAGATAAAGTACCAGTTAGGGTGGTAGATAAATCCTCAGTTGCTTTTGCAAATTGTCCAGTGCCTGAAAATAATTCTTCAAACCTTTCAACTGTTTCCTCTGCTGTAACTACTGCCCCTTGCTTAAATCCTAATAATGCTCTAACGCCTCGTTCTCTAAAAAGGTCTGCCGCACCAATACCACCTGAAAATGCTCTTTGTATTTGCGATGCAGTTGTTTCAAAATCTAATCCTGTGACTGCCGCAACATTACCAGTTATTTTTAATATTCTATTCAGATCGTTTGCATCATCTGCTACGACTGCTAAGTTACCAGATGCTCGTGATATTTCCTCTAATGAAAAAGGTACTTTGGAGGCAAATTTTGTAAGATTATCAAATGCTATTGCACCCTCTTCAGCACTACCAAATAAAAACTTAAATCTAATTTGTAGGCTCTCTACCTCTCTACCTACATCAACAAAACTTTTAACAATAGCACCAGCACCGATACCAATTAATGCACCTTTAAGACTAAAAACACTTCTTTTTAGATTGCCAAGATTTTTTTGAACGCCAGATAAGGCTTTAGTCGTTTTATCTCTTGCGACTATATCAATATTTACTTTTTTCGTAGCCATTTATTTTTTCATTCTACTAACTTGCTCTTGCCTTTTACGTTCTTCTATTTGCAATTCAAAATATGCTATCCACATATTAAACTCTGCAACTGACATTTGCAAGATTTCGCTAATAGTTTTGTGTAGTTTTTCTGCTAAGAAAAAAATGTTTTGGAGTTCTACGTTATTTTTTAGTTTTTTTTAATGTCGTCAAAAGTCTCTTGTTGAGTACCCATGATCTGACTTGCTACTCTAGCAAGCACCTCTGTATCTGCTTTTTGTTTGAAACTAAGTATGTGTGTAGCATTAAACATTTTCTTATGGTCTTTATCTAATGCTTTTTCTATTATGACATCAACCAGCACCCCAATATCGTTTGAATTAGCACCTTTAAATATTTTAGATTTCTCTTGCATATTAAAAGGCTTGGCATAAATCGCTTTATCACCTATTAATCCCCACTCAGGGACTTCGATTATTTTAACTTCTAGTTCTTCAAAATGAGAACGAATCCCATCAAAATAATCAATTTTTTCATCAGCCATAAATAACTAATTTATACTGTGCCGATAGTTAGACCACCTGAACCTTGTAATGATACAGTTCTAGTAGTAACGCCATCTAAAGTAACACCAACACTCATTCCAGTTACGATTCCAGTTCCTGATAATTTTTGTTCACCTGAACCTGAACCCTCTGGCATAAACTCTACACTAACACTAGCACCTTGTACAAGGCTACCTTGTGCTGAGTCGTCATCATCAAAGTTCATATCAATAGATGCAGTAAAACTACCTCTACCAGTTATGAATGATTTCATTGAGTTTCCTAGAGCAGTGTCCTCTACTACATCGTGTGTAGTATCAATAGTAAAACCAGTAGCTTGTCCAATATTAGTACCACCAATATGAACTACTGCGTCTTTTCCATGATGAGTTGCCATAATCTATTACTCCTTTTTTTCTTTAGTTAATTCTTTTATAATCTTTTTAGTTTCCTGTGCAACTGATATTTTTTTATTTTTATCTTGCACTTGCCAACCTCTTTTTTGATAATACTCTAAAAAATCTGGTGCAATTTTTATTGTAGCATTACCTTTGGTCATAGTTATATCTTGTGCCATTATGCTGTCCCCCTTACAAATTCATACACTACTCTCACAGTTATACGCACTCCACCATAAGGATAAATAGTACCCTCGTCTGACGATGCCTCAACAATTTGTGTGTCCAGTGCATTTCCATTTCTTGTTATATCATTATCAAGAGTTTCTTCAACCACTTCAATGATTTGGTTTCTTACAGTATCAATATTGCTAGTTGTACCCTTACCAAATGCAACAATAATAAAATCTATTGTGCCTCTGTATGAACCAGAACCTGATGCACCAATGGACGCTGGTTCTCTCGTTTCATCGCCAGCTTGTATAAAAGCACTAGGAAACTGAGCATCGCTAAGTTCTTCAACCTCAAATGGTTCTCTTGTAAGTTTTTTAAACTCGATAGGGCTAGTTACAGCATCTAGTTTAGTAATAATATCGTTGGCAATATTTTCTCTCTTACTCATAGTCTCATTTCTTTAAAATAAAATCTGTTAAACTCTTGTACTATTTTTTCTTCCTCAGTTCTACCTATAGCAAAAAAAGGTCTTGGAGGTAGTTTACCAACCCCTGTATCATGTCTAAATGCAATTTTTTCTCTCTCTTTGTTAGCAAAAAATAAAGTATTTCTTAAACCTCTTTTCCTAAAGTCTAAACTTCTAAACATTTTACCTGACAAAGTTAAATCAACAAATTTGTTTTTCTTTTTTTTAAAATCTTTACTTTGTTTGTATGCCTCAGAATATTGTATAAATCTTCCACCATCAGGTTTTAAGCCTTTTTGAGTTCTCTTTGTAATCATTAAGACTGCCATATTAGAAACTCTATTAAGAGATTTTTGTATTGTTCTTTTTTGTTTTTTTGAAAGTTTTTTTAAGAAATTTCTTACTTCAATAACATTAGCATCAACATTAAGTTCTGCTACCATTATCGGACAAGTCTAAGCATGTGCAAAGGCTCTTTTTCACTATCAGATACTGTCCCCCCACCATCTTCATCGTACTCAACGCCATCACGCAATATTGCTTGGAACTCTTCCTCATATCTATCTCTATAAAAATCTATTTGAACTTGGAAAGTATCTTTACCCTCGCCTGTATCTGGGTCTCGCCATTTTGTTAATATTGGATAAATATATTTCCATAATGCTAAATAAACTACTGATTGTGTCCATTGCGAATCGGTAAGTTTACTATTTACCATTTCTACAGATGTAACTTTAGTAATATCTTTATATCTTACTTGATGTCTGTATCGTTCCCACCATTCCTCTCGGATTCGTCTAAGAACATCATTCTCTGCAAACTGTAATTGATCGCCAAAGTCAGCTATACCAAAGCCTAAAATGTCAGGCTGTATTTTTTGCAAATTAGTATTCGCAACACTAAATTGGCTGGTCGCCATTATTTTTTACTTTTCTTTTTTTTTGTAACTTTTTTTACAACAGCTGTTTCACTTACTGTTTTTGCAGTTTGTAAAGACCAACCACGCATATTAAATCTTTCAAGATTGTTTTCATAGTCGTGTTTGTATCTTTCTATTACTTCACCTTTTTTATTAACAAGTTTTACTGTTTCAATACTCATAATTTTTTATACCAAATAAGGGGTGGATTGACCACCCCTATATTAATTAATTATTAAAGTGCTGAGTCAGCAGTTAATTTAACTCCATAAGAGTCATGTAACTCACCTACTCCATACACTGCTGTTGCTACAATTTCATCTGCACGAAGAGAAGCGTCTCTTTGGCTTTCAATCTTTAGGTCTTGCATCATAGCCATACCTAAAGCATCTTGTGAGAAGATTGCACCAATAGAGTCATCAGAACCATCTACTGCAATGTTTGAACTCTCAAAAATTTGAACTCCAGCAATAGTACCAACAAACCCTTGTCTTAGTGCCTCATTACCCATGTCTGGCATATTACCAGCACTACCAACAAATGTGTTAGTTAGTTGTTTTTTGATCTGATACATTACCTTTGGGTGAAATACTCCATAGTAAGGTGCTGGGACGTTTGCAGTTCTAAGTTTTGCAACTGCTTTAAACATTTCATCAATAGTTAGTTCCCCACCAGCAGAACCTTGACCCTCTGAAAAGCCTGTAAATAATGCTGATAAATCTGTATCAACTTTTTTTGCAATAGCCTCACCAAATAATCTGCCTACATCTGCACCAACATTTCTTGATGCTGAGTTTCTTGCTAAATCCGTTAATGTGGTCATGATTCCTACTTCACTTGCTGTTATAGTAACTGATGTTGGATTCACTGCTGTGTTTGATAAGTCTGATGCCTCACTCACTGCTGATGCTGATACTACTCCGTAGATTGGTACTTCTACAGATTTGCCACCACCTGAAATAGTGTAGTTACGCACTAGATTTCTCATTATACTTTGTTCGTTTGCTACAAACAAAGCCTCTGCAACAATCTCAGTATATAGTTCTGAAATCGTGCTACTTGTCGTTTCGTTAGCCATTTTTTTTTACTCCTTTATAATGGTTATTTATTTAAAATAATCTCAGTTGGTTTTGAATTACGTTGTTTTCTATATTCAGCGTACTTCTTCCTGTCCTCTGGATTATTCATATCTAAATCACTCAACTTTAACGGAGTATTAAGTTCGTTCCGACCTACATTTGGCACTGAGCCACTGCCACTAGGAGTAGCAGAAACAAAGTGTGGGTTTGCATTCAAAAACTCTTCTACTAATTCATCAGTAGATAGAGTATCCCCTTTACTGTTATATCGTGCAATACCATTTTTATCAAGGACTTCTACTGAACCAGTTTCATTTAGTTTTAAATTTGGTTTCAGTAATTCAACAACTTGATCTGGGTTGATAGCACGATTTTTTGATGCTGAAGATAAAAGAGCCTTGTTAATTTTTATATCTCTTAACTCACTCTCTAGGTTTCCAATTTTTTTTCCATACTCTTCAGATTTTTCTTTTAATAATTTTTCAAACTCACCCTTTTGTATTTTGCTTTTTTCTTCAGCCTCTTTTTGAGTTTTGACTGCATTGATTGCAGTATCTAAATCATCAACATCTAATTTTTTAAATATAGATGCTCTCTCTTTTGCCAGTCTTTGTTTGACAATATTGTTTACATCTTCCTCAGAAAATGTGTGTGTGTTTACAGCCTCAGTTGGTTGTTCAACTGGTTGTTCTGTTTCTTTAGTTTCCGTAGTTTGTTCTACTTGGTTTTCATCAGCCATTTAATACTCCCTTTTATATTTTCCAGTTAGGGTCTGTTGGAATCCAAGTATGTCTGCATCTATAGCCACCTCTAACAATAAATGGGTCGCCATTTGATTTACCAGACCAACCCTCGTTTTTCCAAATACTCCTAATTTCTGTTTCGGTTAGTGTTCTGTTTACCATTCTTCGGCAAAATTGTCTAGAGTCTCGAACTAATGTCCCAACGTATTGAAAATGATTTAAGCCAGCATCTTTTGCTTTTTTAACTGTGAATTGACCATGAAACTGCATTACAGAGTCGTGAGCAATCTGACCAGAATATCTACGCAAGTTTTCACCTGATCTGTCTGATGCATACTGTGTATGTAGTTTTCTTATTGCATCTTCAACTTGTTGTTTCATGTTCATGTTGTATTTATTCTCATTTATAAAATCTACTAACTCATTTATCTCAGCTATATTTGATTGCTGATACACTCCATTAATATGCCCCCTGATATTACTAACCATATCGTCAAAAGGTCTGCCAGCTATAATACTTTGATAAACCTCATCGTTTATTTCTTTTAAAAATCTCTCTGCAATATCTTCAAAACCTTGAAATGTTTGGGTTTTAAGAGAATTAATTGTAAATAAATCTACCTCTGTAAGAGTTTTAAAATTGACTGGTATGGGCATTTTGCCAAATTCATCTAAAACCTCTTTTGCTATTTTATTATAATCTTCATTGATTAATAAATCTGCCTCTTCTAAAAAAACATTTTCTATTGTTTGTCTTAGTTCTGGTTGTAATTCTATTGCTAATCTTATGTCAGTAGTATCAAGACTACCACCAGTTGCTTGTCTGACTGCTTTTACAACATCTTCCTCTAAACGATATAAGGTATTTACTATGCGTTCTTCGTGTTGATCTGCAAGTTTATCTAATATCTTGCTCATTTGATACTGTTACGCCAAGAGTACATACTCCAAAAAGCTGGACTAAGATTCTTTTGCCCACGAACTCTTTTCAAAACTCCACCCATGCGTGCTAAAAAACTACGTTTTCTGGCTGGTATGTTTGATTTAATGCTCATCGACTTGTCGCCAAATCTTACCTTTTTGACATTTCCAGTTTTTCTGTCTCTGACATAAACAGCAAATTTTTTACTACCTGATGGGGTTCTAAATGGTTTTCCCAACTTAACTGATCTACCTTGATATGTTGCCATTATTTTCTGCTTTTTCTTCTAAGGTCAGTATCGTGTTTTCTTGACCCCCTTAAATACGAGTTTACACGTCCCATCGCCCAGCTAGCCATAGGAACTCTACGACTACCAGCACTTAAAAAAGCACCTTGACCTCTACGATATACTTTAACAAGTGTTGAATATGTAACGCCTTTTTTTGCTTTTGCTTTTCTTCTAAGTGTTGCTTTGACACTTGCTGATAAAGGTTTACGTCTAACTGCCATTATGCCTTAGTCCTTGCTCTAAGTAATGCTCTTGGTATGAAACCACCAGATTTATAAATTGATGATACTTGTTTGATAAGGCTGGCTCTTCTTGATCTTTTTCTGCCTTTAAGCCCAGATAAATATTTTTTGGGTAAGCCTGAGTCCTTATCTTTTGGTACTCTTCTAGTTCGTTTCTTCTTCTTCGCCACCTACTGTCTGCCCCTCTACCTCAGTTGTTCTGAATTGTCCTCGTAAACCTCTAGCAGAGTCAATCTCATCATTTATTGTTTTAATCATTTGGTCATCATCAATTACAGCCTCTGCTATTTGTTTATCTAACTCTTTGTTAAATGTTTCTGATTTTATGCCACTAGATTTAGCCATTTGTAAAAATTGTAAGTCATTAGCCCAGTCTCTGACATCAAAAGTATCAGGATAATCTACTGATCCGTCCCAATCTTTATTTTGCCACATAGCAAACAATGACCAGATTTGTTCTTCAGCGTTTTCTAAATAATCTGCTTTTTCTGATAACTTTGCATTGAGTAGCTGAAACTCTGTTTGTAGTGCAATACCACTAGAGATTTGTTGTCCTGATGTGCCTCTGACTGAACCCATGTGTGTTATTCTATCAATAGCATCTACTTTCATTCTAATACAATTCATAATCCCATCTAAGTTTTGTCCACTTGGTTGAATGATGTAAGGTTTTAGGTCGGCTTGCATATCCTCTGGTATTTCTATGATCGAACCAGCACCAGCACTAGCCTCTACATTAGGAGTCTTAACTAAACTTGGGTGGTTTGCTAATCTAATAAGTTGTTCTTTTTCTGAGTAGTCGTTGTAGATAGACTGTTGTAAATATGCAACATCAGCTAGATCACTAATACCTATTGGTCGTTTGTTACCTCTAAGATTGTAAACATTTACTGCTGGTATTCTACCAATAGGGTTTGGTACTTCTTCAATAAGTCTTGCCTCACCATCTGCATATTCTTTTTCAAAATCTTCTACCTCAAAAGTAGAAATACTTTCCTCTGTAAATAATTTTACGATTGCCCTGTCTGCATTTATATCTTCTACAAGTAAAAGCATATCAAGATAGAATCTACCACTTGATGCTCTTTTGTAATTCCAATTAATAATATTTTCTGGCGTATAGATAGACATATAAGGTCTGATGTCTTGCTCTAATTCCTCTGCTCTAGTTTTTGTATTTGTTTGTGGCTTGTCAATTATTACCCAACAATTACCATAGATACTTGCGTTCATTTGAACCTCACGCATTACAGTATTGAATGATCTGCCATCTAAATCAGCATCGTTGATAAATGACTCTAGTTGTGGGTCGCCATCTAAACTACCATATTCTCTAGTTGGTGGGACTCGCCATAAAAAACTTGTATATATTTGCACCACATTCTTGCAGTGGTTATCTAATGGAGTATGTCTAATTCTTTGATCGTGTTCCTCTGGTGATTCTAAAATATATCTGTGGAGGTAATAACCATTTTTATAATCATTACCACCCAGATAACTACGAATATAAAACTCCCAATTTGCTATGTTTGCGTTCCAAAGTGGGTGCTTTGATGTCAAAAATTTTCTATCCATTAACTCCACCTACTAGGAGGGCTAGGCTCAAAGTTTCGTCTGATAGGATATTTATATTCAACTAAATAACCTAACGCATCATTGAAGTGATCGAAACCACTGTCTTTGTCAGGAACATGAGTACCCTCTTTGTATATCTGTCTTTCTAAACTTTTGATTACGTTTTTGCAAGATTTTAAAACGAACAAACTATTTTTACCATTTGAGTTTTTTAATTTAGAATTTACTGCATTTATTCTATCTCTAACTAATGGTGCTTTGTTTCTACACTTAACATCAAAACCAGCATTGATAAGAATTGATAAATCAGTTTGTCCACCAGCCGATGTTTTTCTTTGTCTGGCAGATGGGTCAGGATAAATTACAGTGTGATTATTTTTGTATCTATTTTTTATTTCTTCAACCATTTCATTAGTATTGCTAGAATATATTTGTATCTCATCTACAACGTAAATACTATCATTTTCTATTATAGCTACAACAGCACAAATAGGTGAGACGTTAAAATCTAAACCAATATGTAAGGTAGTTGAATTGTTACTAAATGTTTCAACGATGTTTTTATCTCTGTCAAAGTTATAATAAATAATGCCAGCATAAGTAATAAATGTAGCAAGATACTCTTGTTGAAAAGTTCTCTCATCTAAATCATTCTTTGCTTGATCTATCTCTGACTGTAATACCTGACCACCCTCTAATGTAGTGTATTTAAAACTCTGCCACTCTGGGTCTCTTTTGCTATAAAGATCATAGGCGAAATTGAATCCTTTTGGACTTGAACAAAATAAAGCGTGTCCTAGCGTATCTGATAATGTCGGTCTTAAAACCTCATACCATGCTTGTGGTTGTATATCAGCAAACTCGTCCATAACAATAAAATTTAAGCCTACGCCTCGTAAATTATCTCTGTGTGAATTATCAGCACCTTTTAGACTTATTTGTGAATTATTCCTTAATGTAATAGATAATTCTGACTCGTTAATCTTTTTTATCCACTTATGTTTTATCATTTGTTCTTTGAGCATATCCCAACAAATAGTTTTACTTTGTCTGTAGCTAGGACTGACATACCAAACACGCTGATTTGGAAATCTAGCAAACTTTGCCATTTCTTGTATTGCTAAAAATGTTTTGCCAAACCTACGACCAGATATAAGAACTCTAAAGCGTTTATCGCAAGTAAGAACTTCTTTTTGTGGTTTTGTAAGTGGCATTATAATTCATCGCCCCAACTATCCCAGCCATCAACTTTTTGTCTAGCAAACAATTCTATTCTTGAAATATCACCACATAATTCTACTATGCGATCTCTTACACAATCTGGTTTTCGTGAATGTTCTCTAATTGGCTCGTAAACTACTTGATGAACTCCTTTGGAAACTCTTTTCGGTTTTCCTTTAGTAGCTAATAAACAAATTTCATTATTGGCTCTTGTCCAATGACCTAAACCCCAAAATAAACTATCAGACTTTTTATTTTTTTTAATCCAACTAAAAGCACAAGTTTTGTAATTAAAACCCCATTCTTTTATTGTTAATAATCCTTGCTCAAGTAACGGATAAGTAACCCATAAAAATAATATAGAATTTTCATCTGATATATTTTTGATAGGTAAATTTTTAATATCTTCATCAGTCATACAATCATAATGATTTTCTGCTGATTTTTTTTCTTTACCTTTTCCTGACCAAACTTTGTAAGTCCAAGGTGGATCGGCATAAATTATGTTATATTTTTTCTTTGGAAAAGGTATCACTCAACTGACCATGCCAGTGGTTCGTCATCTTCGGTTATTGTATTTTCAGATTGACCGAGTATTTGTTTGCCAAGCCAAATTTGCATAACAATCGCCCCCTTTTCAGCACTTTTCCACTGTAACTGTCTTAGACGCATTTTCATTTCTGCTCGCCCTTTTGTCAGAAATTCCGAATAACTCTTTTCAATTAGGTCAGCACTACAGCCATAAAAGTCTGCAATCTCTTTATTCGTACAACCTAATTTTGCTAATTTACTTACTTGTTTAGTATCTATGTTATATTTTTTCGGTCTTGCCATAATCCTCTTACCCTATGAGTTAGGTAAGTTTTTTTTAACAGATAATCGACAGAAAATAAAGTTTTTATATTCTTCACTCTCTGCCGATAATAATTTTAGTTTACTACAATAGTTTCTACATATTTATCAAATGTATCTAAACCAAAGAACTCTATAGATTTTTCTTGATCGTGAAAAAAGAAAAAACTTAAATGTCTTTGACCATCAGTTTTACCCTGATCTACTATAAATCCATAAGTATCTTCAGGCATATAATATTCTTGGACTCCTTGTTCATTTTTACTGTCCCAAAAAACTATATTTTCGTTTGGTTCTGTATCTTGTTTTAGTTTAGCTAGTATCATAATTACCTCGTTGTTTATTGTTTATAAATACATACTAGATTGACTATTTTTGTTTTAGTGAAATGTTTTTGTTTTTTTTTCACTAAGAATTTACTTATATTCATTAGCCATTTCTAAATCATTTATGGCTTGATCTTTTGTAATCAGTCCTTTTCTGATACCCATATCAATTACATCTTTGTTCTTTAACGCCCAATCTTTAACAAATTGTGTAACTTTTTTATTTTTTATAGCCTCAGTAAACATTTGTAATCTTTGTTCATCTTGATTAATTACGCCAAAATTATAGTTTTTCTTTGGTTTTTCATCTAAATATTTTTTTGCAGATAGCCAGAATGCTGGTTGTTTAGCAAAGTTTTTATCATCTACAGTATTATAATAGCTATTATATAGATCTGCCAGTTCTTCAGGTTTATCTTGCCACTCTTTTTCTATCTTATTGAAATTCTTTTCTGCTGTACCCTTGCTGACTTTATTAGTTACTTTATCCCAAAATTTATTAAAAGTTTGAGAGTATTTATTTGTAGATGTATTGGTAGGGGTAGAGGTAGTGGTAGGGGGGTTTTGGCTAGGTTTTTTTGGTCTGCCACCTAGTTTACCATTTACCTTAGATGCGTCTATTCTCTTACGAATATAAAGATATTCCTGTAGTTGTCTCTCATTTTGGTAATGATTTTCTACCTCTACAAAAAATTCTTTAACTATCTTTTCACATGAAATCTTTTCGCTTTCAGTGTAACAACTTGCGATTCGTTTTACTGTATCAATATCTTTTGGTAAGCCTATGCATCGCTTATTCCAATTCCAACAAAGCAATCGCATATATATACCAATCTCTTCATTACTTAAATGCGATGTGCCAGCTATAAAATCTTCGGTAAATAAATACCATGCTTTGAGTTTTTCTTTAGGTTTCGAGTTCTCGTCTATAAACATTGTTACCCCCATTTCTTAACTGTTTATATATTTGGTATGTTAATTCATCTACTTTGTCGTCAAATTCCTCTTTGGAATATTTCCTAAAAATAAATAAATCTTTAGCCTTTGTAACTGCTTTTTCCTGTGCTTTCAACCATAAACCTATAAATTCGTCTTGGTTATCAAGTCCCTGTGGCAGATATATTCTCTTGCCTTTTCCTATGTCTATTACGAGGGACATATTGGTCGATGATTTCTGTTAGTTCTGTAAGGCATTGTTTCGTGTTTCCTTTAACAACAAAAAATGGAGTCTTTAAATCACTTGATCTAATTTTCCAAATCTTTTGTGCATCTGTGAGTTTACCTTTTTCATTTTTTAACTCAACATATAATAATCTGCCCTCTGGGTACTCAATAATAAAATCAGGCACGCCAGCACGAAAGCCCATTTTTTTTAGTTTTATTAAATATTGGACAGATCGTTTACCCTCATTGGCAACATGGTAATGACGAAAGTTGTAAATTTCAGTCAGGGCATTTAGTAGTTCGTTACACGCTATTTGAATATAAAACTCTTTAGTCATAAAACTGAGGGGTGAGCCTAAGATTCCCACCCCTCGATTCGGTAATCAAAATGGGTTTAATTACCTATTCTATAGCTACAATGCCTCGCTAAAAAAAGAATAATAAAATTATTAGTGAAAAATCGTTGGGAATCAAGGGTTTTTTTTATGTAAAATTACTATATACAAAACCTAAAAAATTTAGTAGGTTTTTATTTAATTAATAATAATAATAATACGGAGGCTACAATGTTTAATAGAAACGAAATGACTCAAACTGATTGGTTAGAACTTGCAAAACAGTATGGTTCTGACTCAATCAAAAAACAAGAGAGGGCTGAAGAATCTTTTGCTCGTTGTGATACTGATGGTTTTTTAAGTCAGTGGGCTAGTGAGCAGAGTTCTAGTCTTGATAGTGCAAAAAGATCACTATGTGAAAATTTTGGTAAGTGGAATTTTTTTGGTCTTTTTGATGGTACTCGTAGAGTAAAAGCAAAAGAAATAGTTGTTGATGATTACTATACTGGTAATAAAAAAACTGTTTGGCTTTTACATGAAGATGAACGTTCAAAATTTGGTAACAGAAAATTTTTACCTTACAATCATGGTAATGGTAAAAGTAGAATTTTGAATGGTTTCAATCTTCAAGAATTAGAGGTTCAATCACCAGCATGGGTTACTCATAAAAGCTGGGGTGGTATGCACCTAGACACATATTTTTTCAGAGTTGAAAACGAGTGGGGTGAGAATGATGTGTTATGTGAGGTATCAGATGATTCCTAGACCTTTCAAAAAAATTCAAAAGTTTGACCTTATCGAAAACGATGAGGTCATTCATTTGTTCAAGATTACTCACTTAGATAATTCTACTGGCGTTTATGATAACAAAGGTAAATTAGTAATGAGGAGTAAAATTGTTCATTTATTACCAAAAGAAATATTAGATAAAGCTAATGCTCTTGGTAAGAAGATGGACGAAACTTTCAACAAACCTAATAATAATAATGGAGGCAACAATGCAAAAGAATAATTGGTTTGAAGTTGATAAAAAAGGATTGCAACAAGTCCAAAGTGAAAAAGATAAATTCTTTATCATCAAGGAACTTGTCAGTAATTCTTTTGATGAAAATATAAGTAATTGTAATTTGAATATTGGTAAAACAACCCAGCATAAAAGTTACATTAATTGTATAGATAACAGCAAAGATGGTTTTAGAGACCTTAAAGACTCTTACACTATGTTTGCCCCTAGCTACAAAAAAGGTATCGTAGAAAAAAGGGGTAGATTTAATGTAGGGGAAAAGTTTGCTCTAGCTATGTTTAAATATGCTTTTATAAAATCTACTACTGGCTCAGTAAAGTTTTTAGATGATGGTTCAAGAAAAAGATCATCAATAAGAACAATAGAGGGTACAGAATTTTATGGTGAGTTAAATTTAACTTGGAGTGAAATTTCTGAACTTTCAGAAAAAGCAAAAACTATCATACCACCAATGTTTGTTAATTATTCTGTAAATGGTCATCGTGTAAGACGACCAGATGATTTTAAAATATTTACAGAAAATTTACCAACAGTTGTTACTGATGATGAGGGCAATCTAGTGAGATCATCAAGACTTACTAATATTGAGTTATTCAAAACAGATAAACATTTTATTTATGAAATGGGAATCCCTGTGGTTGAAACTGATATTGGTTTTTCAATCAATGTAGATCAAAAGATACCTCTCAACAAAGATAGAGACAATGTAAGTCCTAGTTATCTCAAAAAGCTAAAGACTTATGTACTCAATCATACATCATCTGACTTGACTGATGAGCAAGCTAAATCTGCTTGGGTAACTGAGGCTCTTGAAAATGCTGATGTTGATGCAGTCAAAGATGTTGTTGAATCTAGGTATGGTGAGGACGCTGTTGTCTTTGATATGTCTGACCATGAGGCTAACAAAAAAGCATTTGCAGATGATGTAAATGTTATTACTGGTGGTAGTTTCAACTCTAGGGTCTGGGATAATATCAAAAGAACTAGAGAAGAGTACAAAGACTTTGCTCGACCATCTGGTTCTATTGGTAAATATGCAAGTCCAAACTTTGATGGTGAAATACCAGCTAAAGTTTTAGACAAGTCAAAAGTAACTAAAGAAATGAAACAAGTTGTTTCTCTTTATAAAAGATTACACAAAAAACTTTTTGGAGTTGAACTTAATGTTACAATATACAATGAGTTTGGTTTAGGTGGTAATCGTCTTATGGCTACTTATTGTGGAGGGACAAATGGCTCTGACTTAGAATTTTATTACAAAACTTTAGGTAAGAAATGGTTTGATCTAAAAACAAACAAAGTAGAAATCATTGACTTGATGATACATGAGTTTGGACACTGGTATTCAGGCGATCATCTTAGTGAAAAATATTATGATGGTTTGACTAGAATAGGTGCAAAACTTTACTGTGGAGTAAACAATGGTTAGAGTAGAACATTTGCATTTCCCTTTGGCTAAGGTTCTTTATGATTCTTTTCATAGAACTAACAAGCCACCAGTGGGTCATAAGCAATCGTTCATACTAATAAAAGATACTGGTTCATACGAGCCAGTATCTAACTATGATTGGTATGATGATTTGTTTACTAAATGGTTTGAAAAAGCATATCCAAATAATTATGATGGTGATGATTTTTTTTGGTCTTATAATGAGCATGGCGACCCAACATTATATTCATTAGGTAAAATACTAGGCATACTATCTATTGGTAATCCAGTAGCTAGATTCAAAGATAAAAATATTTTTGAAATTACTAGGATTTGTTTTCACCCAAAATTCAATCCACTAAAAGATGGTTTTGAATTACCCAGTTACTTTGTAAAAAAAGCAATCAATGAGTTTAGCCTTTATTATTCATTTAATAAAATTGTTACTTACATTCATAAATGGCAAAAAGGTAAATACTTAGAGTTTGCTGGTTTTAAAAAAGACAAAGATATTAATTACTCAGTAAACAGTAAAGGCTGGGCTAATAGACCTAACAGATCAGACTCTGATCTTAAACCAAAAGTGAGGTATGTTTATGAAAAAGAGAAATAAATATTTTCCTTATGGTTATATGAGTAAACAAGTTATAGGTTACTGTTTAAGAACTAGACAACCAGTTTATGAATATCATCATAATTTACCTAAACAAAAAACTTACTTTAGGTTTTACTTTAGAGTAATAATAATTTCTCTTTTACTATGCGTTGCTATGGCTGTTATGGGCTGTAGCAATGCACCAATAGTAGACTCAAGAGGAAAATCATCTGCAAATATCAATGGTGATATGAACAGATACCACGATGACCTATACACTTGTCAAGATATAGTTAAAGACAATACAAATGCCCTATTAGACAAGGGTAAAGTAGTGTATAATGGTTTTCGTTGGAGGGTATTATGGCTTTCACCCAAACTACAAACTAGACAAGATTTAATAAATAATTGTTTAGAGGGTAGAGGTTATAATGTCATTAACAAATAATAATAATAGGAGGTACTACAATGTCTAATATAATTGATAAAATCTTTGACAATTCTGAAGATGGTAAACCAAACTATGCGATTGATCTAGTCGATGGGACAAGATTATATTGTAGAGGTCAGGTTTTAAATCCATTACCTAAATCTGGTGATGCGATTGACTTTACTGTCATCAATGTAAAAACATCTGACAAAGGTAATCAATATACTAATGTCAAAAATGTAACTGTTGCTGACAATCATACTCTTGATGATGGTTTTCCACCAAGTCAAGAACCACCAAAAGCTAGACCAGTATCAAGTGGTATAAATAAGAACGATAGACTTATTTTTGTTACTGGGGTTGTTGGGCGTTCAATGGGTAGTGGTCATTTCAGCGTTGAAGATATAAATGCTTTGACTAAAAATGCAGTGAAATCATTTAATGACAATCTCAAAGACATCTAAAAACTATCGTAAGATATTTTACGACTATTGGGGGTTATCTATGATTGATACCCCCCAGTGTTGGGGTTGTTATCAACGACCAGCAGTCGAAATTCATCATTTGAAATCTCGTGGATTTGGTGGCAGTAAAAAAAATTCTTACAACGTACCAACCAACTTGTTTCCAGTTTGTCGTCAGTGTCATACGATGGCACATAGTAACAAAGCATTGAATGAAGAATTTAAAAAAGAATTAGATCAAAAAATCGCTGATAAGGAGTTTGAAGAAAATGAAATATAATTTTAATACAGAATCTATTGAGAATAAAATGTATTTATTAAGACGTTGTTACTCTAAATTGAATTATTACAAAAAACAAAAAGATGACGCTTTAAAAGAAATAAAAAAATCTTCATTAGCAATAAAAGGCTTGGAAAAAAGAATTAAAGAAGAAAAAAACTTAATACAGTATGAATTAATACAACAAGAATTAGAGCAAAAAAATGACTGATATTTATTCATTAGATTTCAACCCAAATATTTTATCCTCTAAGCAAGAAGAACTAGGGTTAAGTTTTGCTGATGATGACACAGCAGTAGAACTTATGAAAAAAGAGGAAAAGATGGTAATAGCAGAATTAACACTAGAACATACAAAAAATAGTGGGTATAAGAACATGACAGAATTAAATGGTTACATTTATTCTGATGAAAAGTTTAAGCAGTTTACCGACAGATACAGGCAAACTCTTAAAGCAAGGAATCGTTCTAAGATTAGATACGAAACCTTTAAGGCTTTTCGTGATGACCTCAGAACTAAAGTCGTCAACGAAAGGGAATTGGCTAAAAACTTATAGAAAGGAGTTTATATGAGCCAGAATACACAAATACTTAATTACCTATTGTCAGGTAAAAAACTAACCCCATTAACAGCACTAAATAAATTTGGTTGTTTTAGATTGAGTGCAAGGATTCTCGATCTTAGAAAAAAGGGTCATAACATCATTACTGAAAATGTTACTCGTAAGGGTAAGACTTTTGCAGAATATTCATTGGAGGTCAAATGAGTAAAACAAGTGCTTGGTATATGACTATGCAAGAAGATGCTGGCAATCTAACTAAAGATGAGTTTATTAAAAAACATGGTGAGCATAATCTTCATATATGGACTGAGGTTCACGAAGAACTTGGGGACATTGAAGAAATGCAGTCTAGGTTAAATCAGGTTGTATCAAGAATGACCAAAGCCTTTGCTAAAAAGGTAACTCAATGATTGAACATTTTAAAAAATGGGATTTAGCATCTGTTCGTGAGGGCGATAAAAGTTTATTGCCCTTGTCTTTTAGTCATCTTAATGAGTTTGCATTCAATCGTGAACGCTGGGCTTTGCGTAGGATATTTGGTTTTCAATTTCCTAGTAGTGCATCAGCAGAACGAGGCAAAGCAGTAGAGTCAGGTTTGAATATGTGGCTCAATGGTATGGATAAGCAAGACGCAATAGATAAAATGATTGATGAGTTCCAAGCTAATTGTAAGTTGTTTGATGACCCAAAAAAAGATGAAGAGGAATACAACTTAATTCCTTTATTCAATGAGGGTATCAATGCTTTCAATGAGTTTGGTTTCAAATGGAATCTACTAGGCTATCAAAAAAAGGTAGAACTCAATATACATGGAGTACCACTGATAGGTTACACTGACTTTCATTTTGAGGATAAGCAAACTAAGGAGGATTTTTACATTGATCTTAAAACGACCAAGCGTAAACCAAGTGGCTTATCTATGTCTCATGCTATGCAACAAGCTATCTATCAAAGAGGCACAAATGCAAATCAAAAACTTTGGTACTTGATTGCAAAAAAATCTAGCACTGAATTTGAAAGTATGTCTTTGACTGATTACGATAAACCATTTAGGATATGCGAACATATCGTATTTGTTATGGCTAATTATCTAAAACAAGTAAATTCATTAGATGACGTTAGAGATAGTCTTATTCCTAACCCTGATGACTGGATTTGGCGAGATAACGCTGTCCTAGAGGCACGAAAGGAGGTTTGGGGGTACTAGCTACCCCTAACCCTTAAAAGTCTCTGTACGGCTCTTAAATTGCGATTTTGAGTTGCCTTAAATGATTTTCTACTTACTTTTCTTCTTTTTATTGGTCTTTTACCTATTAGCTCAGTAACTAAAGCTGATGTGGTAATGCCAGTCATCGCCCAGTAGTTCTCATAGCGACTCGATGGGCTTGAGAGAAATTAAGTTTCCTCCTACCACCCATAAGTCGAGCCATTGACCTCATGTGTTTTAAAGTATGATGCCTTGCATGAGATCGCATAGTTTTCTGTTGTCTAGGCGTTAGGTCTTTAATAATATTTTTTATAGACGCTACCTTGACCATTATTTCTTTTTCTTCTTTTTCTTTTTTGGTTTTTTAGGTTTTATAGGTTTTGATCTCATTGTCATTCTACTTGACCCATAACCGACTCCTCTTGGCATATTTATTTCCCCTTTTTCTGTTTCTTCAAAATTGCCATCTGCAACGCTTTAGGCAACTTTTTCTGTTTGCTAGTTAGACCTACAGCTTTTTTCTTTTTCTTTGCCATAGTCTAATGCAATACATAATTATGAACTATAACAACCAGAACGATTGCTATTGCTATTTGTACCCAAGATTTTAACTCAGTGAATGCGTGCCACCACTTAGTTATTTTTTCTTCAACAAATTTTCTAGCCATAATGACTCCTTTCGTTATTTATCTCTAGCGACTTTATGTTTTTTTTCGTAACTGCGACTGAAACCGAGTCCGAGCATTCCTAAGATTATTGGCATAACTTCTTGCATATTTAAAACAGGCAAATCAATATCTTTTCCAATAATCTTTAAAGTCATTAAAATAAATGGTTGCAGTATATAGGAATAGAATAAGATTCCCACTATTAACCACCCCGTTGCTGGACGCCAGCCAGCGACAAAAATAGATTTATGACCAGCCTCAACTTTGTTAATTTCCATTTGACTGAGTTTTAATTGATTGTCTAATTCTTTTAGTTTTATTTTAGCTTGTGCTTTTTCTTCATCAGAAGTATGCAACTCATCAACTATTTTTCCAACATTTTCAACTAATCCACCAGATAATAATTTTCCTAATACCATTTACGACTCCTCTATAATTTTTGCTAAGGGTTCATATCTTGATGTCAAAGTTCTATAGAGTTTCGAGTCTCTAAGTTCATTTGCCATACCAGCCCAATCACCCTGTTGCATTTTTTCTCTCATTCGTTTGAATAAAAATAGGCGTGGTTCACCAATATTATATGCAACCTCTATAATTATTTCACGAATATGCTCAGGCACTTCGCAACTGCCTATGTATCTATCAGCTACATTTTGATAAACCAAAAAATCCTTTTCAAATTGTTTTTCTGCTACTTCCATTGGGTATTCGACTCCCTCTTCATAAGGGTCGCCATCAACGCATTTATGCCCCCAAAATATAGTCATAAAATCCTCTTGGATAGTTTCGCCATTTGCACCTTTATACTTCAGAAAATAGCCCTTGTTGGAAAAGCCCTCTGATGCCTTAATTTTCTTTTTTACTTCTTCGTACATTAACCCACCATTCTAAGCACCCAAGCAATAAACTGGGTAGTTACCATAAAACCAATAGTCCATAAAACGTAATTCAATTTACGAACCTCTTTTTGCAAGTGAAAAATATGATTTGTTTCTAGCAAATCAATCTTGTTGTAAATATTTACAATATGCTCTTTTGTTGTCTTTGGTGCTATTTTAGTCATTATTGATAAATACCATAATAAGTTTTTATTTCAACTTACTTAAAGGGTTCTCTAATGCGTCTCTTACAAGTTTTTCAGTCTTTTTCTCTAAGTCAGCCATATCTGATTCAATGCCATCAATAGCATCTTTTAAATCTCTTGAATTTTCTCTAGCATCTTCTTTGACCCTAGTTTCTACATCTTCAACAATAGTTTCAATCCTACGAACATCTGCTTTTAGATCGTTTTTAAGTTCTTTGGCTACATCAGCTACTAAAGCAACCTCTTCAAGAATGATTGATATTTCTGATTGCAACATATTAAACTCAGTATCTAAAACCTCTAGTTTCTTATCAAAACCTGACATATCAGGGCTAACAAAACTCTCTATTTTAGCCTCCATATCTAAATATCTTTGATATGCCTCGAAACCTCCCCATAATACGCCTACAAAAGAACTAAGTATTGTTATTATTAAGAAGATTTTACCTCCTCTAAACTTAACTCCTCCTACGTCTATTTCTGTTGCCATTGACTATCAATCATTTCATTAATTAGTTGGTCGCTACCTCCAAACAGCAGATAACCAGCTAAATTATTATCAGATATTACTGCATCTGGCAAAGTAGTATCTGTAAAAAAGTTTGCCCTGTCATTGAGGACTTGCTGAGATTCAAAAAATGATTTAGTATTACCTAATACTTGCATAACTACAAGGGTTTTTATTTGACTGGTCTCATCATATTTTTGTTTGTCATCAATCTTTTTCATAATTTTTTTTACAGCTTTTTCTTTAGATGATTCAGCCTTTTTCTCGTCAGACTTTTTATCAGAGGTTTTTTTATTGTCTTGGTTTTTTTCTGGCTGGTCTTTTTGTTCTTCCTTTTCTACTTTTGTTTCTTGCTCTTTGGATTCCTCTTTGGTTGTTTTGTTTTCTTCTACGGAGGTTTTTTCGTCATCACTTTCAGTTTGGCTTGGTTCTTGCGTTGATTCTTCTTTTGATAATTCTGGCTGAGTTTCAACAGTTTCCTCTATCTCTACTTCTAAATCCATTTCTAACTCCATTTCAATCTCAGCCTCTACATCTACCACAGTAACCTCAACTGTTTCTGGCTCAGGTAAATCTAAACTTGCTACTTGGATTTCCTCAATCTCTATTTCTGCAATCTCAATCTCAACCGATTCGTAGCTTATTTCTTCTACCTCAATAGGCTCAAAATCAAAACCTACATCGGTTTCTATTGGTGCATTTGCCTCAAATATATCTTCTACAACATCAAGGACTTCTTCAGGTGCATCTGTATTTAAGGCAACAAACATTTCTACGCTTGTTATTGTTTGCTCTACTATGGTGCTGACCACATTGTAAAGTACCTCCACAGAAACATCATCGAACATCACGCCCACTGCCATGTTAATATCACGCCCACCCACCTCTATGATGACCGATGTTAAACTGCCTGTAAAATCAAACCCACCTGAATACTGACCATATTGACTGTTTGTGCCACTAGCACTTAAAATATCAGTGCCACTAAATACGTTTGTTGTTCCGTTTTTTCCTGTTATGTGCATATAAATGGAGTCCTGAGCATCAGGTTTGTAAACTTTTATTTCGTAATTAGTTCTGCCTCCATGAGTAAAATTTAGATCAGATATATCGACTGTATTGATAAAAGTCGTACCCATATTTGGCACGCCCATAATACTGGTTGTACTGCCCCCACCAGTAATCATCGCACACTTATCAGTGCCTAATTGACCACAAGTAGAACCAGATGGCATAGATGCACTGCCTTGACCCCCCCAGTCAATCGACATATTGCCGTCTTTATTTTTCACTACATAACCATTATCGCTGTCTAAAATATCGCCAGAACTTTCATTAGTAACTGTGGTAGTAGTAGTTGTAGTTGTTGTTTCAGTGGTGGTTAAAATACCATCGGCTTGGAACTCAATAGTCTCAATGCTTGTCTCTTCAATGATTTGCTCAATAGTAGGCGTACATAAGCCTAGAGTATCAGTATCGCAATCTACAGCTTTACTAGAAAAGGATAGGCACGCCAATATACATAGCCATACCCACAATGACAAACTTTTCAAAATCATTCAAATCTCTTACAGTGTGATTAGTTTTTTCTTCTTCTTCTTTTACTTCTTGCATTTTAGCAAAAATAATACTGCCCTCTGGAATCATATCAGGGTTTTCTTCCCAACCTTTTTTTGCCTCCTCACCGATAGCACCCATATAAGGGCAAGGCGTACCAGCCATGTGCATACTATCCCAAACCCTACTATCACTGCAAAGTAAACTAATTGCACTGACTTTCATACCCATAGCATATAATGATCTTGATAATTTTAGTTTTTCACAATTTTCATCTGTTACTGTCATACCAGAACTAATACCAAGTATTTGAGTTTGCACTGCCCCAGCAACAGCAGTTTTACATACATCTGAATTATTTACGACTACGCTTGGACTATTTGCTGTAGGTGGCGTGTTATTTGTTACGACTGTTGATGATACTGTGTTTGTCTCAGCTAGTGCTGAGTTCATCATACTATTAAGAAAAAAAACTATAATAGTGGCTAATATTGTGCCTATAATGAAAGGTTTCCACATTCAATTTAGAGTTTATCCATTTCTGCTTTTAATTTAGTCCAAGTTATCTCAGAGTGAGGACAAGCATTAGTTTCTATAACTTGATCATTTTCATCTACTCCTGTTTTCCATGCTATTTTATTGAAATCATCTTCATCAAGTATTTCTCCAGAAAAACTACATTCAGTATTTGATTTTAAGATTTCTAATGCTTTAAAAAATTTTAAAATATTATCCATTATGCTAATACCTCTAATAATGTAAAAGTTGGTGTTGACTCTCCAGAGCCAGAATTTGTTGCCGAGGCTTGTAATGTTGCACTAGACCCCTCTTGTTTTTTTATTTGAACTTTGTAAGTCACAGAACTACTACTGCTAGGCGAATCTAAAAAAGTTATAGTACAAGTATTTGCACCCTGAACTCCAGTTCCTCCTTGATCATAATGAGTAGATTGAAAAGAATTTACAACAGTTGAACCTCTTAACAGTTGTAGTCTGGCTGTATTACCTTGCGTTGCACCAGATGTATATAGTTGACAATAACAATGAACCAAGACTTTTGAAGTTGTTGCAGATGGTGTTATACTAGCATTTAAACTTGTGACATCTACATAACTTGATGATGAAGTCGTAAAACTACTTGTAATAGGCTGTGCTTGAACAACTTGTGCAATCTTACCTCCACCAGCACCAGAAACTGTGCCTGTAAATGCAAAGGTATCATCTAGCTTTAGTCCTCTTGCTCTAGTTTTAATTAATGCCATAAATTACTCTTTCGGATATTTGTCTTTAATTGGTTTTATGTGATCTGTTTTCCATTTACTTATACCATTATGATAGATATAATCTAGTTGTTCTTCCCAAGATAAATACTCAGCTTTTCTATTTGCGTCTGCTTTTGCATTGTTTTCAAGTTTTGTTGCTTCAC